TACTTAAAGATAAAACAGAATAACCACCGTTTCTCTTTACCAAATCTGCATAAACACTAGCATTTGTCTCACCGTCTTTTCGCGTTCCGTCAAATGATAGCTCTATCTTACCAACGTCCGGGCCACGCTGCAGGATCCTGCCCTTTAAACTATTTAGTAACTGACCTGTAAACGTTAAATTTGAACTCGTTATATCAGGTCGAAAGAACTCACTATCCGTCCCCTGCTTACCTGGGGATAGCTTGCGCCTTTGATTAATATATCCTTTTGATAAGTTAGGAAGCGGTCTCGTCTCACCGCCATCAACCATTGCCTTACCAAGCCTTGCCGATTGTTTAATCCTCTCAACCGCAAAGTCAGATATTTGGATATACAAATCATCCTTTAAAATCGTGGCGCTAAATGCTTCCTTCATCTTCTTAACAATCGGACCCGTGTTAATCCTAACCGCCATCTGAAATCCTTTGTAAGAGAAAATCAATCTCACTCTGATTATCAGCCTGCTGTCTTAAAGTCTCACCAGCTTGAAAAGCAAGCATTGCGTCCAACACCCTTGGCTCAAACTTCTGCTTGATCTCTCTCATGTCGCCATCACCTAGACCAAAGAAGTCGCGTTTCTTACCAACACTTCCAGTAATATGACCATGAGCCTTTGCAGCCTCAGTGTCGTCTGAGAAATCAATCACCACCTTGTTAGCATCTGATGGAAGCACAAGCTCCATACTCCCTAGCATGTCACCTGAAGCCTTAAGGTTTACCTTATCTTTTTGCTTATGATAAACCTTAAACTCAAAGCTCTCAGTGTACTCTTTAGAGTACTTCTTAGCCCCACTTGAGGACTCAAGAAAATCACCGTTTAGAGTGTTTTCTTTAATCCTATCTAATATCTCCTGGCCAATTGCGTTTCTTAAAGTATCGCTATTAGGAAAAAAAGGAAGATCAAACATCTCCTTCAAATCCACAGTTAACACCGGGTTGTCCCCAGATAACTTTCTCTTTAAGTCACTAGCCAGTTTGGGCACTACTGATCTCCGCTATCAACCATGTTTTCATTATCTGTCGCAACAACCTTAGACTTTGGTCTCGTCTTAGGGATGAAATCATTAGCATTAATCTCCGCTAACATCTCCTCAGCCGCAGGCTTATCTAAAGCATAAAGCTCCATGATCCCCATGAGCTTACTCATTAACCCCGCATCCATACGCTTGATAACAGAATCCTCTTTCTCAGCCTGAGTCTGAATCTGCATTGGCTCAACAAACTTAACACTTACTTCAATATTATCTGAAAGCTTTGTTCCACGTAGAACATCGTCTAAGATGTCAGCCTTATTCTCTTGGAGGTAGTTGTTCCACAATCTAGTTAGCTCAAACAACTCCTGCTCAACTCGAGAATAAAGAATCTTATCCTCCATTGAAGCCTCGGACTTATCTATCATTGCAAGCAATCTCTCAAAACCAGATGAGAAATCCTTCTGCTCTTTACTGCTCACGAGCTTTGAGTCAGTACCACGAGAGGTAAGAAACATTCTTAAAACGTTCTCAATAAAATTTAATGATCCATCAATATCAGGACTAGGTGTGGCAAATTCAAATGTAGGGTTCATGTCCCCTTCTAAATTCTTATCCTTCTTTAACCACAACACCCTATGTGGACCCACACTAATAGTCTTAGGCTCCTCAATCGAACTAATCACGGGCTGTGAATACCCTTGGAGTTTAACAATTTCTCCCATGTCAGATAAAATACAACCAAACGTGATTGTGAAATCAGTAAGGCTTGAGCCATGATCTACCCAATAACCAAATAACTTCTCACACGACACGTCGATAAACGGTAACTCTCCAATAGGATTCGCAACGTCCTCTTCCGTATAACCATACCAAGGCTCACCCGTCTCTGGGTTTAAGACCTGACCGTTACCGTTAGCTAAGAAATTATACTGCTCAGTCCAAACAACATACCGATTACGACTCAAATCCGTATCGTTTGTATCGGCGATTCTTTGGTTAATATTATCCCCACGATTGTAAAGCAACTCTCTATCGCCCGTATCTCCAGGCTTAGAGTTTAAAGGAATAACATATATCTCAGCCTCGTCCGGATCATTATCACATGGCACAACATCGTACTGATGCTTATATAAAGCTCTGAGCCTAAGAGAGCCCTCTTTTAAATCAGGCACCAACATAAGCGTACACTGGGAGCCAAGCTTAAATAATCTATTTGATACCTTAAGTTTCTCGTCAGCACACATCTCTTCATAGAGGGCATTGATCTGCGCTTGCTCCGCTTCACTAGCGCCAGAAAATGTTCTCTCTGGACACTTCTTATAAATAGACGCCTCAGCTGAAACAATTCTAGTTGCTAGATTTATACTCGTAATAGTTTGAATTGTGTTACATGCATCAGCACCGTAGATCTGACTGATCTTTGCATCGATGTACTTAGCTTGGTTTTGATTATATATATCAAGCTCTTTGTAAGCTTTGTATTTTCTAGACTTATTCTCTTGAGACTCGATCTCCAGAAAAATATCCTTAAGCTCACTCTGATTTAAAACGTTTACCATCTCTTCCCCCAATAAAATTTATTGCCACATCCTAGCCATAGATTCATGCTCAACAACTAGTTTCTCAACACCATCATCGTCAACCTCTTGCCAGATACATCCAAAGCATGTAGGACAATGCGTCCAATTCTCGTCAAAGTGCTCCATCGCAACTTCACAATCCTCAAACAACATTGCGTCCTCACAGGTCACCTTAAACCGAACCTCGAAAGATTCTGAACTTGGCCCCCCTGTATGAAGCTTTCTTTCAGGTCTGAACATACGCTGTAGCCGATCGCTGTGCCAATGTGTTGATATCTATCACTATCGTCCTCAACATAGCTTGAACCTTTTTTAAGCTTAGTCAAACTAAACGCCTCGTCTGCCGTAGGAGCATCTTTGTAAATTAATAAGTTTCTCTCTCCATTGGCGTTGCAGATCCTACCGTTTACTAAGTTATGTCTCTCCCTCACTCCTGGGTTGGCTTTTGGGACTCGCATTTCAAACCTGATTTTCTTGTCCATAAAGAACTGCTCGATAATATTATAATCGGTAGCTTTCGAACGAGTATCGCGATGCCTGCCACTAGCGTCACCATTAATAATAAACAAATGATTACCCTGAAATAACCCACGCGAATAGCTCTCTTCAAGCGCCTCAAGAGTATTCTGACCGTCAACCACACACTCATTGAAAACGTGTGTCTGGCCCTTAACGTGCTGAAGGAAAGCAATAGAAAGCGGCTTTCCGAGACCAATGTTAAAATCAAAACACACGCAAATAGGTACGTTAGATACAACATCATAGGATCTATCAATAAAGTTTTTATCACGTTCATAAGCATGATAGACCACCTCGGTGTTCAGGTCTAACCACTGACCCTCAAGCATTCTTAATGCCTCTCTAGGATCAAGCACTTCACGTAAATTATCAATATATCCTTTTGGCAAGAAAGGATTATCTATTGCTCTAAACTCATACTTAAATCTAGATTTCTTCTTATTTAAATACCAGTGCTTATAAACCCAATGCGAACGTGAGTCTGGGTTTGTTGCAAGCATCGTCCACTTCTCTGGTATTCTAGACAAACGTCCAACACGCTGAATGGCTTCAAAGTATGCTGCTTTGTATTCACCCTTGTTTTCCGTAGCCTCTTCAATTGAGAAAGTAGATAGCTCATAGGATCTAAACTTTTGAAAGTTCTTATCAGACCAAGAAAAAGCTAAGATCTTAGAGCCATTATTAAATTCAAAACTACCTCGTGTTTCACTATATTTATAATCTAATCCCCCACCAATTTCATGCAGGTGCTCTTTAATCTTTAAGCATAACGTTTCTTTAAGCCTTGGTAGAGCAAGACGACCTATGCCCTGAACAGAGTTAGGAAATCTTATTGCATGAGAAACAATACAATGGGCCATAGTGAGTGATTTAGAACTTCCTACATTACCAGAGAGCAAAATTTCTGGAACGTCCGTCGGTTCATATTTATGATGATTATAAACTCGTCTAATAACATCAAGCTGCATCGGTAGTGGATTAAACTCATTAACCGATGGAGTGCTCAATTATTTTCCTTCATCCTCAGTCGAGTAATTAAACTTAATTGGTTGAACACTTAAATCAACAAAGGCGTTATCTTTTTGACCTAGTTGTTGTTTACCTAGCCAGATTTGCATTGTAACATTACCGTGCATTGCAGATTCAAACTGCTTTCTTCTGAGTGAAACTTTACCTTTTCCTGATTTTCTTTTAAAGATCTCCGCAAAACCCATCTCGTAAGTTCTCTCGCACCAACGCTCAATTGTGTCTTCTGAACAATCAAACCAACCTGCCATTTCAACTAAAGTTGCGTGCAGCCCGCAGAGCTTTTCAAATTCTTGCTTGTCGATTTGTATTTCTGGTCGCCCGTTTTTGGCCATTTTAAACTTTCCATTCTATTGTTTCGCCATTTCTTATGACGCTAGTGTTGCC